AACAGTTGCAACAAATACAAATGGAAAATCAGTTCTTAAAGAATGAAAATAATGTTATGAGAACAAAACAACAACAACAAATGGCTGCTATGCAGAATAAACAGTCTATTGCACGATTGCAGAATCAGACTGAATTGCAGAAGGCTTCTATGAATTTAACGTCAGATGATCGAGATAGAATAATTGAGATACTAAAATTAGTAGCAACTCAAGATGATAGCGAAACTAAAAACGCAATCAATCTTTCTAAAATTGATGAAGAGTTAAAACAAAAAGTAGCAAGTAGTGCATAAACAGGATTTACACCCTTAGTGTAAATGCGAGTCGGGCGATCCCGAAAGCGTTCAGTGAGGACGAAAACATGGAAAACGAAGAAGAGTTAAATGCAGAGATGGAGAAAATGCGTGAAGAAGATTCGCAATTTAATCCAGAGGAAGTGGTTGAGGAAGTAGAGACTCCAAAAGTCGAAGCAACTGAAGCAACCGAAGAAGTACAAGAAACTTCAGAAGAAGTTAAAGAAGAAGTAAAGGAAGAAGTTAAAGAAGAAGTTAAAGAAGACGATAAAGAAAAGCATTGGGCTATTAATGCGATGCACGAAGAACGTGAGCGTAGGAAAGAAGTACAAGCCCAGATGAATAAAATGGAAGATAGATTCCAAAAATTACAGGAATCTGTGACACCAAAAGAGCCTGAAGAACCTAAACCTGACTTTGAAGATAATCCTGCCGAGTATCTTAAAACTGAACTCGATGAAATAAAGGGATTTAAAACACAACAGGAACAACAGGCACAATCAACTCAGGCACAGCAGCAGTTCTATGGTAATTTTACAAAAGTAGAACAAGAATTTTCTGGAAAGAATCCCGATTATTTTGATGCAGTTAAGCATCTTTATGACTCAAGGATGTCTGAGTTTAAAACGATGGGATATGACAATGATCAATCCTATCAACTAGCCCAACGCGATGCTTGGGATATTGTACAAGATGCAAATAGTCGCGGTAAGAATGGAGCAGAATTAATTTATAATCTCGCTAAAACAAGAGGTTATGAAAAAGGAAAACAAACTACCGAGAAGTCAGAAATAGAGACTTTAAAGGAAGTTAAAGAAGTAGCTAAAAATACTGGTATGGGTGCATCGGGAGATACACCAAAAGGACAAGTAAGTCTATCTGACCTTGCTAGCATGAATGATGATGAGTTCGATAAACTCACATCAGGAGATAGCTGGCGTAATATGATGGGCGGCTAATCGCACACAGCGTATCTGTGTTCCGTTTTTTCTCAAGACGTAAATTGAGACATCGTTGTACACCACGATAGTGTGTATTCGCATTAAGCGATAAACAACTAACTTAAATTAACAAAAGGAAATGTGTAAATGGCTAATACAAGTTATGGGGTTAATAACCCATCTGCGGTTAAGCTATGGTCACGCAAACTCTTTCACGAAGCACTTAAAGCTACTTGGATGTATAAGTTTATGGGAAAAGATTCCAATAACGTCATTCAAATGCACGATGACACCTCAAAAGGTGCAGGTGATCGCGTAAGAGTAATTCTCCGTATGTTGCTATCTGGTAATGGTATACAAGGTGACGGAACATTAGAGGGAAATGAAGAAGCGTTGACTACTTACACTGACGACTTATTGGTTGATCAACTGCGACACGCAGTTCGTTCAGGCGGTAAGATGTCAGAACAGCGAATCCCATTCTCAGTTCGTGAAGAAGCTCGTTTAGGTCTTCAGGATTGGTGGGCTGACCGCATGGACACATGGGCTTTCAATCAGTTGGCGGGTAATACTGTCCAATCTGATACAAGGTTCACAGGCAACAATTCAGTAACCGAAGCAGATGCAGATCATAAGCTTGTCGTTGGGGTTAACACCACAACTGATGACTCGATCTCTGCTACAGGTTCATCATGCGTTGCAACCATTAACATGATTGATTCGGCTGTGGAAACTGCTAAAACGCTAGAACCACAAATTCGACCAATCAAGTTGAAAGGCGAAGACAAGTACGTTATGTTCTTCCATCCTTTCCAAGTATTTAACTTACGAACCACCTCTAGTACAGGACAATGGCTTGACATTCAAAAAGCTGCTGTACAAGGGCATGGTCGTTATGATTCTCCTATCTATACTGGTGCGATGGGCGAATACAATGGCGTAGTTATTCACGAATCAACTAGAATACCAAAAGGACATACCTCTGGTACTGAAAATGCAAGTGTACGAAGAGCAATCTTCTGTGGCTCACAAGCTGCACACATAGCGTTTGGTCAGGGTCATGCTCCAAGCAAGTATTCTTGGGTTGAAGAACTGTTTGACTATAACAATCAACTTGGCGTTTCGGCTGGGTGTATAACTGGACTGAAGAAAGCTATTTTTAATAGCAAAGATTTCGGAAGTTTAGTTGTGTCATCTTTTGCCGTTTCACATTAATAGGGGGCAATAGACATGGCTACATTAACTAGTACTGCTGCTGCTTCTGGTGTTCCGCCAAGAGCAACTCATGTTGGTGTTAATAGTGCTTCATGGTCTTTTAATTCAGGGGCTACTGATGTCAGCATTTCAGCTACAACAATCTTGATGGGGAAAATACCATCTGGCGCAACTATCTTAGACGTTGTTCAACAACATTCTACAGGGGCAGCATCTTGTCCTATGGACATTGGTGTTGATACCGATCTAGATGCTTTAGCTACGGCTGCTACTCAAGCAGTTTGGAGTCGAGCAACAGCAGGTGTGCCTTTTGATGTTGACGCATCAGGAACAGTAACGGCAGGTTTCCAGTATGTGAAAGCAACTGTAACACCCGCATCAGTTACTGCATCCGTTAAGGTGAACTTAACAGTTCTCTATACAATGGATAAATAGCTTTTTGCTATATGAAAAGGGGGGGCGTTATCGTCCCCCTTTTTTTTTAATTAATGCTTATACAGCGATAAATCCTAAGGGTACGTTATGACATTACAAGAAATATTTGATGAATCAGTTTCTCTTATTGAAGAGGACTTAGAAAAAGCAATAGGTGGTTTTCACTACCTATTAAACAATGACCCAGATAGTAGTGCTTTAGTTTTTTATATTGGCACTTGCGAAATGAGAAAGGGTAATTTTGGTGTTGCGGTAAATCTTTTAAAACTTTCTATTGATATGAGGAAAGGTAAAGATTTTTCAGAAGCGTGGAATAATCTAGGTTGGTGTTATCACGAACAAGGTTTAGTTGATAAAGCTGATGGTTGTTTCAAAAAAGCAATGGTGTTGAAACCAGATTCTGCCGATGTATATAACAATGTAGCTAGTTGTTATGTTAATAATGGGACACCTGATAAAGCGATTAAACTTCTAAAAAAGGGTTTGGAATTAGACCCAAAACATATTCAAATCAAATGGAATATGGGGTTAGCATGCTTAGAAAAAGGTATGTTGGTAGAGGGTTGGAAAGGTTACGATCATGGTTTAGAGTCTGGTCACAGGAAAAGACGAAATTATCACAAGGATGTGGAGACTCCCTTATGGAAGGGTGAGAAAGGACACACTGTTGTTATTTATGGGGAACAAGGTATTGGTGATGAAACAATGTTTGCTTCTATCTTGCCAGATGCAATAAAAGATGCTGACGTTATTTTTGATTGTCATCCTAGATTAGTTAATATATTTAGAAATTCATTCCCCGATATACCTATCTTTGGCACTAGAAAAGAAAAAGAATTAGATTGGTGTAACAAAGAAAAGATTGATTCATGCTTACCTATTGGTTCTTTAGGTGGGATGTATCGAAATAAGTTAAAGGATTTTCCAAAGAAACCTTATATAAAAGCAGATGATTTTCTTGTAGATAAGATTAAGAAACGTCTTAATACAAAAAAACCTATTGTAGTAATACATTGGAAAGGTGGAACTGCTAAGACTAATAAGGATTTCAGGTCAGTAGGTTTAAAGCAATGGAAACCTATTCTTGAAAAAGACTGTGAATTTATATCTTTACAATATACCGAAAATGCACCAGAAGTTGTTAAAATGGTTAACGAAGAATATGGCATTAATATTCATCATTGGGAAGATGTTGTTGCTGACATGGATTGGCAAACGGCAGCACTTCAAGCTAGTGATTTAGTTATTTCAGTTAATACATCTATCGTTCATTTAAGTGGGGCTTTAGGTAAAGAATGTTGGTGTCTAACACCAAAAAGATGTGCGTGGAGATATGGACTCAAGGACGAGCAAATGGCTTGGTATGGTTCAGTTAAACAATACCGAGAAACAAATGGGTGGACTCCCATTATTGAACAAGTTGCAAAAGACCTTGAGGAGAAGTTATGTTAATAACTGAAGAATATAGAGAACTTAATAAACAATTACACAAAGATAATAAATCTTTTGGTATAACATCAGCAATATACTCAGATTCTATTCTTGATATGTGTAATGCTATTAATGAAGAAGATGTGCTTGATTATGGTTGTGGTAAGGCTGAACTTGCAAGACTTCTTCCTTTTAAAATACAAAGCTATGATCCATGTATAGAAAAATATTCTAACAGACCAAGACCTGCTAATGTTTTAGTTTGTATTGATGTATTAGAACATATTGAGCCTGAATGTTTAGATGATGTTTTAGAAGATATAAGAAGTTTTACAAAAAAATCTATTTTTTTAACTGTTGCTACAGCAGAAGCATTAAAGAAATTACCAGATGGTAGAAATGCTCATTTAATTGTTCAGGATTATACAAAGTGGTTGCCTAAGTTATGGGAACATTTCAAATTAGTTAACTATTCAAAAAGGGATAATGGGTTTATTTTTATAGG